ACCCGCTAAAGGCGTGTCGTTGCTCAGGTTCGCGGCCAGCGTGACGTTGTTGTTCAGCGTACCGCCGCCGGTCAAACCCTCACCAGCGATGATTTGACGAGTTTCAGGCACGTAACCTGACACTTGTACGGGAATAGAACTAGCCGCCATGACCCGACCGGTGGAGTCCACGGTCAAAACGGGGATGTTAGTTGCATTTCCGTAAACGCCAGCTGCTACGCCGGTGTCTTCAAGCAACGGGCCGGTAACGCCCTTCTGCGCGATGCTCAGGGTGACATTATTAGCCAGTTGCCCGCCGCCGGTCATACCTGTACCGGCAATGACTTGACGGGTCGTAGGTACACCGGCCACGCTGAGCAGGTCGCCCACGCGGATTTGGTAGTTGTTGCCCTGATAAACCACCATCATCAAGCTGTCCTCTGACGCCACGGGCGCGAGCGGGAGCTGGGTGACCTTGAGCGGGATCAGATTGCTAGGTACTTGGGGTAACAGTGCCATCGGTGTCAATCAACAATGTACAAGAACACTTGACCGTTTTCGGTCACGATGAACTCGGTGCCGTCTTGCGTGATGACGCCAGAGGGGTTAGTGTTCAAAGATGTGTCAGGACGGTTAAACGGTAAGACGATTTGGTCTTCGCGGCGAGGGGCAAGGCGGTACGGGTCGTAGTCGTCCAAGTCCTCTTTGCACACCTTGAGTCCAGGAGAGTTCGGGTCTGAAAACAACTCCGCAAGACGCATTTTGCGCGAGCAACGACCACAGATGCCGATTCCGTACGTGGGTTCGCCAGTGGGGTCGATGTAGATGCTCATTTAGTGTAGCACCCGATACCAGGATTGATGTAGATGGGGGAGCCGTCGTTGTCGCCGTCCCACGCGCGCTGAACCGACATTTGAGCTTTTTGCTCAAGCATGGGAATCAGGTTGATGTCCACAGCGGGGGTCTCAGCCGCGACCTTGGCAGCGAGGCCGTCCACAATCGCAGTCAACCAGCGTTGAGGAATCTCAACATCTTGACGTAGATTGTCCGTATCCATGATGTGGCGGTGACGCCACACAATGAGCTGAGCAGCCTCAGCCGCAATAAACGGCGCGGGCCAAATGTGCATCACCGGCTGCGGAATATCGCGTTGGAACCAGAAACTGTTGGGCCGTCCTGGAAAGATCTTGTTGCTCTGCGCAACATACGTATCGCGGTTCAACACCCCGAACGGGATCTCTTGCGGCATATTACCCAAAGTAATATCAACAGCGGAAATCGTGCTCGTAGAGGTGATTCTGAAGTAGTTGTAGGCGAGGGCTGCCGAGATGTCCGCCCAAGTGATTTCGCCAGCCGTAGCCGTCACGTCCATACCGCCGACGGTAGTCCAAGTTACGCCGTCATCGGAGACTTGAAAAGTCAGAGGCACCGACGGGCCTGACCACTTAACACCAACCACGGCGACGATGGTCTGGTCATCAAACAAGACTTTGTACTCGGTGCCGGTAAAGGTGGTCGCGCCGGTGAGCTGTTGAATGACGCGATAGTTTGCGTTCAAGACCTCTACGGTGCCTTTAGGCAGCTCAACAAGTGGTTGGTTCTCATAGAACGGCAGAACCAAACGCTCAATACACCAGCTGGGGGTCTTGACGTTGGCAAGGTCTGAGAGGAACAGCGACAGCGACTCCAGCGCGTAAGTCTGCATCTCGCCGCTGATTGCCTGAGCGGGCAGGCGACAACGCCTAAAGGCGTGATCTACCACCTTCAGGGCGTTAAAAGTTGCTACGCTTACGTTGCCAGAAAAGGCCATACTAACTCCGAAAGGGGTGGTCAGATGGCCGCCGATACAGCGCGCCCTACAATGACAGAAATTTTAGTTCAAGAAGCGTGAATCAACGCTTTTTGGCAGCTGTGCGCGCTTCGCTCATGGCGATTGCGACGGCCTGTTTGGGATTGGTCACGACTGGGCCTTTCTTACTGCCCGAGTGCAACTCACCCGCCTTGAACTCGTTCATCACCTTGGGCATCTTGTATGCGCCAGCTTTAGGCACTGCCCCGCCCTTTTTCAAAGCGATCAGGGGGGTTTGTGGGGCCACAGGCACCGAGCGACGAGCAGGGGCGCGAACGCTGGCCTTCTCTACCAACTCTTCACGTTGCATACGAGGGGTTTCCTCGCGCTCGTGTTTGACCATGGCTTTACGGCTAGGGTAACTCTCGCCGGTGGCTTTTTCAACCACTGCGCCACCTTTGGCGTAGCCTTTAGACATGCCGCCCTCGGAGTAACCCTTGGCCATACCGCCCTTGCACAGGCCCACGGTCTTGCCAGCTGAGGAGAAGTTGAAGTCTTTAACTTTACCGACTGTCATAACGGTTCCCCTTAGGTGTACAACACCACAACGGTGCCGGTGGTGATGACGGTCAAGCCTTTGTTAGCGGCGATGCCGTTACCGCCAAAGTGAACCGTGTCGCCCACAGCGCCGCCGGTTTTAGAATACAACACAGTGCCGCTCGCGGCTGAAGCGTTGTCATAGACTGTGACGTTACCGGCACCAGTGAATGTCAAGCCGAAAAAACCCGCAGGGGTTGTTTTGATCACCAAAGTCGCGTTGTTAACGCTCCGGTAACCTAATTTGTCACACATCATGATGAACTCTCCTGTTGAAAGAAAACCCCTGCGAGTTACGCAGGGGAGTTTCTATTAGGCGATTGTGCCGCCGTTGGTGCTCAACACGACCCAAGCCGAGCCAGTGAACATCAAGTCAACAGACTGACCCACGTTGGCCAGAGTCACTGTGACAAAGCCAGAAGCGGTTGCGGGGGTGACGACGATAGAACCACCGTCAGCCACGTGAACGATAGTCTTACGCAGACCGCCTTGACCGGCTGTACCGTTAGCGAGGGTCACAACTTGACCAGCGCCAGTAGAAGTACAGAAAGTCACGCCGGTTGTCAAGTTGGCTGCGCCAGCGCCTGACAAGTTTTGCACGTTGTTCTGCACGCGACCAGTCAACAGGCCGGTTACGTTGCCAGTCACGTTGCCGGTTACGTTACCGGTCAGGTTACCAGTGAAAGTACCTGTGACGTTGCCAATGAAGCCGTTGTCAGATTTGACTGGGCCGGAAAATGTAGTTTGTCCCATTTGGGCTCTCCTCACATGCGAGTTAATAAAGATACGTTTGTCTGCATGTAGTCAGCGCGGGGTTATTTCGCTGTCTAACGTATCGGGGGAACCCCAAGGGAAAAACCCCCACCAGTTTCCTGGCAGGGGTTGTCGGGAGTTTAGATACCAGCGGTACCGTACACGCCACGTGGGTCAGTCCAACCCACCACATAACGCTCAGTTGCCTTGTAGCGCATGCTGTCGGTTTCGAAGTCACCTTCCATGGATTTCTCCAAGCCACGACGCATCAACAGCTTCAAGCCATCGGGAGCATCAGTCTGCACCCACCAAGCGGTGGTAGAAGTGATACGAGACAAGTTTGCTTGACCATCGGCCAACAGACCCATCGACTTCACAGGGTTGATGTCGTTGTCAGCAGTGCCAGCACGCAAGACAGACTTCAACAACACTTCGGCTTGGAACACGTTAGAAGGACCTGCGACGATCTTCTTAGGTGTCAAACGGATACGCTTACCGTTGTTGTCAACAGCGTTGCGGATCTGGATCAACATCTGTTCCAGTGAAGTTTGAGACAAAGCAGCAGCAGTAGTGAGCTGGTTGCTGAATGTACCGTTCACGATTGGGTGAGAATCGCTGATCAAAGACACGCCGTCACCGCCGGTGTAAGCACCGTTGAACGCGCGGTTCAAGATGTTTGCAGCCAAGGTTTCTTTGGTTTCGATCAAAGACTGAGCCAAGTGCTTGGCGTAAGTCTGGCCGATACGGATGTGGTCGCCGTCTTCAACCAACACTTTTGTCAAAGCGAAGGCGAGGCCATACACTTTGTACAAGTAGCGTTGCAAGAACAACACACCACCAGATTGGTAAGTCACGGCCATACCGTCTGGCAGCTCAGGAGCTGCGCCGAAACCGTACAAGACGGGTTCTTCGTGGTAGTTACGTGGGATACCTTTTTGTTCACGGAAGACCATCTTCCATTCGTCGGCACGTTGATCATAAACGCCGTCAAAGACTTCGTTCATGATTGGTTCGACTACGGAACGGAAGTCCGTACTGCGCATAGGGGTTGCCATTTTATAACCCTCCTTCTATTAACCGACCGAGTTCACAGATGCTTTGTACTGATGTTCGTTGATGCGAACAGTCACTACGGCGTAAGCGTCGGTGATCGAGTCATTGATTTCGTAAGCAAAGCCCGTGATCTGGAACTGGCCAGATGTCGATTGCAATGCGGTGAGTTGGGTGCTAGACAAGCCCGTGCGAGTTGAACCGCCAGGAGATGCCACAGTCCAATCGGCTTCTTCGCCCACAGCAGTTTGCATGCTGTCGGTGCCAGGAGTGCCTGGATTGGTGTATTGCACGTCGAACAAAGTCTCAGGATCGTCATAAACCCAAGCAATGATGTCAGTGGCAGTAGTACCAGTTGGCCAGAAAGGCGAAATGGTAGGCTTGCCGCTTGCATCGTTGTATTGGCAGCCGGCAAAAATGCCGAGCAATTTGACGCCGTCAACAGTGCCAGAACGAGTACCATCGGATGTGCCCAATTGGACAGTACCGCTGGTGGCGAGCTTCACGGGGTCACCCGAGAAGATGTTGGCAGCATATGCGCTGGCAACAGAGTAGGCCTTTGGGCGAATCTGACCACTGTTGTGGAAAGAAGCGCGGAAGCCAAAAGGTGCGCTAGTCGAAGACATTAGCTCAGCTCCTTAATGGTTAGAGAAAATTAAAAGATTGCGTCAGGATAGATCAAAAAGAGCATCCCGCTTTTGTCCAATTTCCAAATTACCGTCGCCCTGAGTGATCTTCGACTTAGAAGCTCGTGCGCTTTGTTCCATGAACTCCGCAGTGTCGGTGAGTTTTTCTTCCTCACGTAACGGCGCGTCGTGGTGTGCTTCCTTCATGTACTTTTCGTACAATGACATTGGCAGCTTAAACGCTAGCATCTCATTAACACCTACAAACCCGTTCCAGTCACCGGTTTTAATGGTTGCGTATTCCCAGCCAGGAACGTCTTCTGGCTTGATGGGCTGATAGCCCAAGCGGATGCGCATCTGGATAGAGTCGCGGGGGTTAGTTGTCGTCAGCCAGCACGTGTGCCAGCCAGGAATCTTCGGTAAATCAGGCAATGAAGACTGAAAAAACTGTTGACGGAACATTTCAACTCGCTCATCATCGGACAACTCGCGGTTTTCAGTTTTTGTGCGATCTTCCATCTCACGGACTGTGCGGTTATCACCAGCGGATTTCTTTAAGCGTTCGTCGGACATTACTCGCTCCTTTCAGCGATTGGTTTCAATTTTAGGCGTGAATTGCAGAAAAGGCAATTCATGCGCGATTTTGTTTGTCGTATTCAGCGTAACGCTTGACATACTTCATGCGTAAGATAGGGTCATCCCACACACCGGCTTCAATCAAAGCCTGCTTGCGCTCGGGGCTCACGTACACTTCTTTACGAGTTGACGTGGGTGCGTGTTCGCGACCGGAACCAATTCCAGGGCCGCCACGTGCAACGCGCTCTTCCTTCTGCTCGGTCTTAGGCTCTGCTTTAGCAAAGCGTTCAGGCAGGCGTCGGGCAGCGCGGGCGCGTAACTCATCCCAGTACTGTTCGGTCTTGGGGTCAAAGCCGTCACGCACGAGGCCTTGGTCAATGGCGAGCACGATGGCGGAGTCTTCGTTACGGCCTTGAGGGTCGTACCATTTGTTCTCGTCAAGGAACTCACGCGCATGCAACATGACACGGTCATCCATACCGCCTTCTTGGGCTACGGGCTTAGCTTGCGCGGCCTGTTGCTTGGCAAAGGTGAGTTGATTAGCCTTGGCGATAGCCTCGTCGCGATACTTCAGGGCTTGCGCCACATCAGCGCCGTTGCCGGCCTCAACAGCCTTAGCAATAACGCGCTCGGCCATCTCGGCTTCGTTCTTGGCAGCGGCGATTTGTTGATCAAAGCTGTTCAAGTCGGCTTGATAGGTGCGCTGCTCAATGGTGCTAAAGCGGCGCTCAAGGTCGTCGTTACGCTTGCGCAGGAACTCCAACTCCACCTTGTCACGGGTGATGGCCTTTTCGCGGCGCTCTTTGCGTTCGAGCTTTTCAAGACGGCGGCGCTCGCGGATGGCTTCGCGTTCGTCGTCTGAGGCATTCTTTTCTTCCTCGTCGGCAGCTTTGGTGCTGCGTTCGTCGTCTTCGGAGTCGTCTTCGTCAGCGGCCTTAGCCGCCTTCTCGTCTTCCTCGGCCTTTTTGACCGCAGGATCCTCCTCAACGATGACGATTTCTTCGTCGTGTTGATTCTCGTCGTCTTCTTTTAACACTTCAGCCATTGCTCATCTCCTTGTCAGATGAATGCTCGGATAGCCAGCGGGTCGCCTTCGACCTTGCCGATGATATCCAAATCGTTAAAAATCACGAACAGCGCGGATTCGCCGTTCTCCAGTGGAACCTCCCAGCGGTCACCGCCGTACTTAGGGACGCGAACGTAGTCGCCTGGATGAGCCCATGAGCCTTCGGGCCATGGTTCAAGGTTGTTACGGTTGCGGTAAGCAACGGGGCCGTGCTGAATCACTTTGGCCACTTGTGTGTTCCACTTCTCAGTATCACGCGACCCAGTGTCGATGATGATGCCCGAGGCGGTGGTTTGCTTTGGTGTGCGGATCTGTACCAGAACACGGCTACCGAAGGGCTGCACTCCAGCATTTACTGCTGGAAAAGCCGCTTCCATGGCGTTCTCATAGGTCTTTGTCACTATTTCTCTCCTCATCGAGAATTGCAAGAAGTACGTTGATGGCGGCTTCGTAACCAGCTACGACGCCGACGCGATACCCGTACTCAAAAGTATCACGGTTTTGGGGACGCTTGAGGGACTCGAGCGCGAATTCTTGTTGCTTAACTTTGAGGGTGTTAAGCAGCCGAGCTTCTATGCTCACGCAGGGGTCTTTTTCTCAGCAGGCGCGGCGGGAGTGGTTTGCCCAGTGATGGGAACACCAGCAGCCATGCGGTGATGCTGCTTGACGGCAGCGTTGTTCATAGGGACGGTGCCCGTGGTTGGTTTGTCAGCCATTTAGCTTCTCCTTAGGGGTTGGGATTGATACCTGTGCCGGTGGACACAGCGACTTTGTCACCAGTGGCGATCTCCGCAGCCGCGAGGCGCATAGCGGTGTCGTTGTCAGCGGTGTTCATAGCCATACGGGCTTTGACCTCGATGGCGGTGCGTTGGTCTTCGGCGCTCTGGCGCACCTGTTCGCGCTCGTTTTCGGCCTGCAAACGTGCGCCGTCCACCGCAGTTTTCTGCTGAGCGGTCTGAGCGGACTGCTGAATCTTGGCTTTTTCCAGTTCGAGCTTCTGCGCGTCCAACTGAGCGCGCTGTTGCAGGGCTTGACCCTGAATTTGCGCGTTGAGTTGGGCAATTTGCATGCTACTGTCGGGTGGCATTGGCGGTTGAGGCTTGAATTGCTGAGCGGCTTGGTCAATCTGGGCCAATTCGCCAGCAAAATTACCGAGTTGCTTCTCAATTTCCGCTTGAACCTGCAAAACTACCTTCACTTGCGCTTCGGCTTCCTCAGGAATGAGGTGTTTACGCTGGGCGATGTCGACGGCCTCATGCGCTTCGGCAAGATAGTAGTTCAGAATGTGGTCACGCAGGTGTTGCGCCATCGGGTAGAGGTAAGTCTTAGCGATTGCGGGGTTCTGACCGAACAAAGGCGACTGCAGGAAGGCCAAATGGGTCTTCATGTGCGCGATGTGCTCCTGACGGGGCAACACGTACACTGGGCGACCCATGGCCGCTGCGACGTTCTCGCTCACGGGGTCAATGTCCTCGGTTCCTGGCTGGGGTTGCAGCACGTCATCGTCGCTGATCTTCAGGTTGCGCAGGAACATCTCCTCAACTTTACGTTGGTCGTAGAGTTGAGGCACCACGGCGCTACGCTGCATGATCGCCTGCACCTGAGCAAAGCGTTGGGTTTCGCTGAAGATGGCGGGGTCGCTGACGGGAACAATGTCCATCGGGCCGTCAAAGTCCGCAGGGCTGATCTCCAATCCGGCAGACTGCGCTTTGATGTCTTCCTCGGTCAAATAGGCCGAGTTGATGCGGTGCAAAATCTTGAACGAACGCGACATCGAGCTGTGCAATCGCGAGTGGATGCTCGAGAACACCACCATACCTTGCTCGATGAGCGCCATCGTAGTGCCGACAGGGGCCGCAGGGTTCTGGTCGCTCAGTTTCTCAAAGGAAGTCTGAATGACGCCCTTGCCTGCGTCTACTACAAAGCCGAGGAGCTGAAACAGCGTGGCGCTCGGGCCAGGAAACGGCAAGGGCATCGCCAGTTTGCGAATGTCGTCGATGAGCGCGCCGCCTTCAATCTCACAGACCTCGGTGGGCTGGACGTTGATGGTCTGACCGTTGGGGCCGCCCTTCAGCTTGAGCATCGTAGGAATGTTCTGAATGTGGGCCGAGTCCAGCAGGGCACGGAGCGCGCCGGTCGCAGCACCGCTCAAGCCGCCAATCAGGTGAGTAAGGCCGATAGGGTAAGCGCCACGCCATGGCACAAAGCCGAACTCAACAATCCAGTCCAGTTCGTTTTTGTACTCGTCTAACTCTTCCCAGTTACGGTAGAGCGACAGGGCTTGTGAGCTTGATTTGTCCACGCTGAGGATGTACGGCTCGGGGCCGTCCCCGAAGTCCAGATGCGTGTAGATCTCAAACACGGTGCGCAGGCCGTCTTCGTTGTACGCTGTGTCCTTGCGGCCTTCAATCTTGTCATTAGCCTGAGTTGCTTTGCTGAACTCGGGAGCCTCAGGAGCGCCAAGGTTCACGTCAATGTACAGGCCCGCTTTTACGCGACGCTTGTACTCGTACTCGGTGATGTACTGGACGTGGGTCTTGCGCTCGGCGGAGTAGAAGTTGGTGGCGGCAAAAGGCAGGTAGATGTCATCAATAGCGATGAACTCTGACTGCGGACGGCGGTGCTGTGGGCTCCACATGTACTTCATGTACTGTGCGCCACCCAACGGCAACTGCGTGCTCAACTGCTCAAGCTCGCCACGGAACTCAGGCATCTGCTCAGTCGTTTGCCAGTTCATGAACTCGGCTTTACGCTCGGCGCGCTCTACCTTCTCTTTTTCCTTCTCACCGAGGATCTTGCTCTTGACGGGGCCAGACGGTGGAAAGAGTTCCTTCATGACTCGGGCGCTGAAGTCCACGCAGGCTTCGACGAGCATCGGATGAACGACTTTGTTGGCACCCGTGAATTGCGCTCCACCAGGAGCATCATCACCGAGGCCGGTGCGACGCAACCCTTCCTCGTACAACTTGTCACGCTTTGAGCGGGCCTCTTTGTCCTTGCTGATCTTGTCGAGCAGGTCAGAGACGTAAGACTTCAGCTCGGCTTGGTCTACCTCGTCAACGATGTTGGCAAAGTGAGCGGCCTTGACTTTGTTGTCGTCCTCGCCACCGGTGCGGATGATCGCGCCACCGTCTTCGGTATCCTCTACCTCGGAAGGTTCCTCGTCGTAGCCGACAGTTTCGCCCTGCTTAGGCATTGTCAAGTCATCGTTCCGTTGTTCAGGCATGTAGTTCCTCGCGTAGCGCATTCACCAGACTGGAAATTTTAGCTTCATCGTATGGAATGTGCGTACTTTCAACGCTTCCGCCTTCAGCATACTTTGGTTCGTGTTGGCCAGATGTCACATTTCCGATCACATAATCGACCTCAAGCGGGCTGTACTCAACGGCAGGGAGCGGGGGCTCGACTAGGCCGCCGTCAGCGAAGCCTTCCTTGGGTTCACCGCCGAAGCTGTCAAGGTAGTTGTCTAGCTCTTTCTCCGTGACGAAGCGAGAGCCCAGAGCCTCTTGGCGTTTGGGGAATGCAGAGATGTCGACTAGGCCGGTGTTGTTAATATCACCCACGCGACCCCACTGTCCGGACTTGACAAAGTCCTGCACAAACGGCAGGTATTCTTCCTTGGGCGCTTTGTTGGCTTTACCCTTGATCTGCACGATGTCAAAGTCGGTCGGGTTCCCCTCACGCATAGCACGCACAGAGTTAGTGCTTGAAGGTGAAGTCTCAATCGTGACGTGCGGCTCGCCGGTCTTCTTGTTGCGCAGGCTGAAGATGCGCGAGCTACCTTCGTACACATCGGGACAGTAACCGCCGACGCAGTGCCCCATGGTGTCGCCTTCGTACTTGAGGGCGTCTTCAAGCGCGCTGTAGTTCTTATGTTGCTGATACGTATGCATCGCCTGCTCAGGAGTGTCAAACAGAACACGACCGTACTTGGGATCTTTCCAAGACAACTTCTGCTCGGGCTCCAATATCGAGTACTTACCCTCGTTTTGAATGACCATGTGGCGGAGGTCGTCGTTGGTGTTAGGCATCTTCAACTCTACCCACTTGTACGGCGCGTCTGGGTAGTCTTTGTGCAGGGCGGCAGCGGCGTTGTTGGCACGCACGGCGTTAGCCTCGGCCTGCTGAGCGGCGCGCCATTCGTTAATCGCAGCCACGCGCTCAACGGCCTGAGGCACGGTCACTTTGTCAAGGTCGCTGTACTTCCAGAGCAGCTCACGGGGTAGACCGGACTCAGGGTTCACGGCGTTGCGCAGTTCGTCAATCATGTGGCCGAAGCCGAGGTCTGAGCTGATTTCACGGGGATCAGTCATCATGTTGACAGGAGTCTCGGGCGGCACCTTAGCCAGCCATGGGTTCTTGTCTGCGTAGCCTTGCTCAAGGAGTTGATCGGCCCGCATCTTGCCGATGTGCAGGTCGCTAGCGCCTTCCCAACTCTTTGCCGCTGGGTTCTGTGCCAAGAAGCTCTGACCGTCTGACGGGTACTTGCCGTAGGCGTTGATGTCAAAGTTCAACTGGTCAGGGTCGACATGCAGGCGGCCTTTCTCAGCGAGGGCGCGGACTGGATCCTCAGGGCTGCCCATCTCGTTCTTGATGTACTTGCCGAGCTTGGTGTCAATCCACTTACGTAGCGCATCGTTAGTCGCCACGGCTTCCTCGTTCACAGCTACGCCGTTCTCACGTGCGAGTCTGAGCAGCTCAGGGTCAGGAATGTGAGCCTTGTTCAAATTCTCAGTTACGTTCTCAACCGAGCCGGCAAGCCAGTTACCGCCCTTGGGCTTGACAACACCGAGGCCGTGCACGGGCATACCGGTGCGAGCTGCAGCTTCAAGCGCCAACGCGCCTGCGCTCGGAGCGAGGGCTCGAGCCGTGGCGGGAGCGGCCCGCGCCATTGACCCAGCGCCTTGAGCAGCAAAGAGCGTATCCGCCAACGACTCAGCGCGACCAGCTTTGAACTGCGGCACACGGGTCATCTGCGGAACCTGCATCGGCGCATTGCCGTAGGACCACTCAGTTACCTCCTCAGGGGACTTGCCGAGCATCATGGTACCAACCCCACCGAGGTACGGGATCGTTACCGTATCGCCAGCCGAGCGCGCGTTTCGCAGCTTCTCTGCTATCCATGCGAGGGCGGGGCTTTGGGGCGAGGCTTGGATGTTGTCTGCCATGTCAAGACTTCCTTGCTGCGCGCATGTTGTCAACGAGGTTGGGGTACGGGCGACCGGCCTTCTCAGCTGCGGCCTTAGCGGAGCCCTTGGCGCTCGGGCTCAGGATCTTGGAGCTGCCCAATGAGGCAGGGCGCTTCTTGTCCCAGACGGGCTTGGCGGGTTTAGCAGGCATAGGGGTTCACACGTTCCTTCTTGGGTCGATGGTCAGCATCGACGTCCTTGGCCCTCGGCAACTCAAACCATCCTTCGTTCTTCAAGAAGATGATGACCTGTGTAAAAGTATCTACGTAGTCATCGTGCTCGGCAACGGGGAACTTGGTCAGCTGCTTGAGGAACGGGGCCGCCCAACTCACGGGGTGTCCTGGGTTCTTAGCCGACTCGGGTATCCAGATGATGCCAAGCTCGAGGGTGGGTGAGGCCTGATGAGCGCGGGAAATCTTGTCTGCGTTTCCAGGATTGTACCCCACCGCTGGCACATTCGCCAAGCGCAAGTCCTGCAGCAATGATTGACCGCTGGCTTTTGCTTCCACCAGCACACGGTCAGGACGCCGCGCCTTTGACCACGCATGCTTCTTGTCCACGCCGCCGTACTCGCTTGCCCACTCGCTGATAGCGCGCTTGCGTAGCTCGGGGTAGCTCAGGTGCTCGTCCCATGCATCCAGCAGCATCAGGTTGCGCTTGCCTTTGTACGTGAATACGCCGTAGGCCGTGAATGCCGTGGGGTCGTTCTGTGTTTTCTCGCTGAACGCGCAGTCGTAGGACTGGATGACATACTCAAACTGCGGCAGCCCGCTAGCCACGGGCCACAGGCCGAAGCACTTGGTGTTCAGGATACCGCCCTCGGTCGGCGTGGGGTCTTGCTGCAGCTGGCCGCTTGAGCCGTAAGCGCCTAGGAGTCGCTTCAGCTTGGTGATCTCTTCGTCTCCGAAGCGTTCGGGGCAGATGAGTTCGCCCACGGTCTTGCGCGGGTCGTAGGTGCCGAGGCTCGTGCGTCGGGTCACGCCGTCCCACTCGGCGGGGATACAGATGTGCTCCCACCCGCCAATGTCGTGCAGGATGTGACCGCTGACGTCCTTCTCGTGTAGGCGCTGCATGACCGTGACCATCGCATCGGTCTTGGGGTTGTTCAGTCGCGTTGACCATACCATGTCAAACCACTCAAGGTCGGACTCACGCACAGCGTCGGATTGCGCAGCCTGAGCGCCGTGCGGGTCGTCAAGGATGAGGCGCGAGCCGCCTTCACCCGTCGCGGTACCGCCCACTGACGTGGCGAGCCGGTAGCCCGTCTTGTCGTTCTCAAACCGTTGCTTGGCGTTCTGATCACCGGCGAAGGCAAACATGTGACCCCAACGCTCCTGATACCACGGCGACTGGATGAGTCGTCGGGTCTTCAAGTTGTCACGGGTTGACAGGACGCCTGAGTACGAGGCACATAGGAACTTCTCCTCCGGCTTGGCTATCCACTCCCACGCAGGCCACATCACCGACACGATTGTCGACTTTGAGTGCCGTGGTGGAATGTTGATGAGCAGGCGGGTAATGTCCCCCGCGCTCACGGCCTCAAGGTGCTCGCAGATCTGCTCAATGTGCCAGCTACCGATGAACGGGATTCCTGGCTCAACCACGTGCCAAGACTGCTTGACGAACTCGTACAGGCTAGCGCCCGCCCTGCGGCGGAGCTGCTCCTTCTCGATCATCTCGAGCATCACGACGGGGCTGAGGGGTGCGTTCATTTCAAATCCTTGCGGATCCAGTTCAACAGCATACGCTTGTGCCAAGGTAGCTGGAGCTCGCGTTCAAGCTCTTCACGCCTCTTGAGGATGAGTTGAACCCGCATAGCGCTCAAGGTTTCACGTGTTATGTCGTGTGAGGCGCGCTCACGCTCCAACTGACCTAGGATGATGTCTTGTGCGTTCATTGGAACATTTTACTCTTCATGTCCGGCGGCAGGCGCGGAGTGGCCTTACCCCCGCTCACGCCCTCAAGCGCGATGCGTGCGAGGACGGCCTTCTGGGCAGCCTCAAGCGTGGTGTAGCGCACCTTGGTGACGTCTACCTTGTACGTGTCATCGGCGGTACTGTGACGGATCTCATCCTGCACCGAGCCATCCTCACCCTCAAGGAGCCAGAGCCCCGCTTTGCGGTTAAGCCACTTCATCTTGCGAACCTCGCTTCACGTAGTTGGAGCTCGCGCTTGGCTTCTTGAACCAGTACGAACCAGTTGGGAGACTCTTCCTTCTGCTTAGCGGTGAACTCCATTCCCGCAACTTCGCGTACGATGTCGTCCGGAGAGTCTCGCCAAACATACCAACGCCCGTTCACATGACGCCACATCACTTTGATAACATGCCACCAAAACCTCATGCTTTCCTCCTTGCGCGGATCTCGTTAGCCACTCCAGTCCTCGGCATACCGTTACTGTTCCAGTTCTCAGCCACATCAGCACACGCCTCGTTCTCCTCATCGAGCAGCAGTGAGGCAAACGCTTCCAGCTTGTGCATTGGCACCTGCGTACCGTGTGAGCCCATGATACCGGCCCGAACCGCGATGCGGCGTAGTTGTTCCGTGTCGGTCATTCTGTTCACCATAAATCCTCCGAATACAAACGATCGCCCTGATAACCGCCTGACTTGCGATTGAGCTGTCCGGTCTGTTGGGCAATGACAAATGCCGACCGACGATGTAGAAAAGTTCCCGCCTCGTCAAGAAACCCTTGCACGTCTGGGCCGTTAACACCAACCCCGTTCTCTTTGGCGATCATGCGAATGACGTCATGGTGACGGTTCGGAGCGGGCAGTGAATAGATCTTTCCGTTGTACTGAATGGCAACGCGCGTGATGCGATGTAGTTCGTCGGTCATTTTGCCTCTCCCGCTTTGCTCATCAGCTTTTGCATCTGCGCCAGCTCGTCGTCACTGAGCCCCTTCAGGTTCACGGCGGCCATCTGGATTGGCCCACCATCAGCACCCGTATGCTCTTGAACGACCTTGTCGCCGTACACCTTGGGCAGCATCTTGCTTAGAACCCACTTCTTGGTGTCGATCTGCAACCTACGTAGCGCCACCACGTCAGGGCTCAAAGTGACCAGCGCCTTCTCCAGCAGGGGTTCACCGGCCACGTCATACATCAGGTTGCCCGCTGCGTCACGCTTGTGCACCATGACCACTTCATGGGTGCGGTGCGCGAGTTCGTTAATCTCCTCGGCGAGCAGGGCGTACCCCCTCGCGCGCGCATGCGTGTACTGTTGCTTGAGGGAGGGGTCTCTCTCCACCCAGCCCAGAAAGGTACTAGCCGAGGGCGCACCCTGCACGGCCTCGCATGCTTGATAAAGCGACAACCCGCGCTCAAGCTCGGAGCACACCTGAGCCGCTAACACGTCCTTGGTGGCCTGC